TTTACGGGTATTAGACTGTATTAGGCTGTATTATACTAATTTAAGTGTCTGCTTAAACTCACCTGTTTTCCAATTTCTAATGTCTTCTACTTGCTTGGCTAGGTCTTCAAGGGTTCCATTATTCTCTATAATGTAATCAACTGGGTAGCCTGCCCAATTCCATTCACTTTCGTGTACGTCTTTGTATTTTGTTTGCATTATTTTTCTGCTAACAACGTTTTCGTGTGCCGTTTTTGCTGTTTCAAACCATTCAGGTAGCTCTCCACGTTGTACCCAAATAACAACTCCATCCATATCTTTAATTAAATCTAGCTCATTTCTAAAACGAGCATCACTAATAACTGTACATGGTGCGTCTTTTGTTTGTTTTCTTATGCGATATTCTAAACTGTTTAACCAGATATCCTGATCAAAATGATTTCTAAGTACTTCTGTTCCTAATAGTTGTAATGCTAATCTGGGAGTAAAGTTTGGGACACCTAATTTTTTAGTCCAAAACATATCAGGCGTTTCTCTGAAATCTCTGCTTTCAGTTGTATCACCTTCCAGCATGGATCTTTCCCAACCAAAAATACTGGAACATAAATCTTTAAGGGGAGCGGCAAAACTGTCATGAACACAACCACGTTCTACAAACATATTGGCTACTGTATCTTTGCCACTGCCTATAAAACCGGTTATTCCTATTAGCATTATCCTATCACAAATCCTAGAGGGGTATTACCTTCTTCAAAATTATGTAATCTTTCTTTAAGACTTTCTATCTCTGATTGTCCTTCTGCCTTGAGAGCGTCACCATTTAATGTTACTGTACCACCTGCACCAGGTAAACCTGATTGATATTTACTTCTTGCTTCACCAAGCATAAGTTTGGACTGTGCTAATGAGTAAGCGGCTAACCAAGGACTTGCAGAAACATCTTTTAACAGTATGCTTTCTGGAACAAAGTTGTATATGCCAACTGCAATGTCTTCTTCATGTCTAATGTTACGCAATATTTTTAAGTTTTTAGTATTCTTATTCCAAATAAAATTATATTCACTACCAAAAATACGACCTATAGTTTCCTTGTATTGTGCAAATGCATCAAATACTGCTAGTCCACCAATTTGTCCTGCTTGTAACATATACATATTATTAAAGGCTACATCAAAAGGATCAAAGTTAGTACCGCCACCACTGTTGGTGCCTATACCTCTACGGTATATACGTCTAACTTCCATCACTTCATCTGGTAAAGTATAGTCTTGTTGTCCATCTATTGTTTCAATAAACATAACACTTTCTTCAACACTACCTGCACTAAGTTGCCTGTATATTGCGAAAGCCTTATCTATTGCTACGTCATAGTGTTCTCGGTCCAACTCAACGTCTACTATGCCGTCAGCCAAACGAAGTTGTAACTCACGTATGAGATCTTCTCTACTGCTATGTCCTATTTGATCTATTGCCATACTACTATTTATCGTTTTTGCAATTAAAATGCCTTTAATATGATAGTATTATCGTTTAATCTGCCGTTCATTTTGATACCAGTTGTTGTCAACTCATCAAACGATTTTGAAAATTTTGTCTTTGCATTTCCTGTCCAGTTAGCAATTTGCTCTTTAGGTTTACGCAAAGTCTTTTGTCTGCTTAATTCCTCGTCGAAATCCTGCAATGTTGTTCCTTTAACCATAATGCCTGAACCTGTCCTGTTCATTGCTCTTGGGTCTTTATTACTGGCATGGTAAACACCTAACTTTCTAGTTTTAGTATTGTATACCCATACCTCATTTGCATTCACAATCTCTGTAGGATGTATACTAGCAATGCCTAACTCACTATCATTTATCTGATACTTTAGTTTTTTAATAATTGACTCTTTACTTCTTGCTTTAGGCTTACGAGCTTTTCTAGTACTTGCATTTGTTTGTATAATTGTATCACATGCTGTATTAATAGTTTCAAAAAATGCTAAAAAGTCTTTACGCAATTTAGGTGTAAAATGACTATACCCTTCTTTAATATCAGGGTCTTGCCATTCTTTTATCTCTAGTGCTTCTTGATATGCGGCATCGAAATCGTCTTTAATTAGTTTAGCATGAGCGGCCTTTATTTGAGGGCTATAAGACACCATGTTTTTATATGGATCAAACTCTTTTATAGTAAACGTACCTTCTGTCATACAGTCAAGTTTGTATTCCCAATCTGCACATAGTCTCTCTACTTGCATTTTCATTCTTTCCTGTATGCTAATAACTTTTTTTGTGCTATCCTCTTTTTTGGCTTTCTTTTCTGCTAAGGTAATTTTACCACGTTCTACCCATTCAACTCTTCTTTTATCATGATAATGTGATGCAATGGTTTCAGGAAAATAGCCTAGTTTAGATTCTATAAAAAGTGAAATACCTGCACTAGAAAAACTCCAATCAGGACATCCTAATGCATTTTTAATCTCTTCTGGAGTCCATCCTGACTTATCTTTTACCCAACGTTTGGCTACAGTGACTAATTTCTTTTTAGGGATTTCTGTTCTTACAAAATACTCACAACTTCTAAATGCAGTTAATTGCTCTGCGGGTTCCGTTATAAGCCTTAAAGTATTCCATTCGGGTTGTTTGGTAATGTATATACTTCGTTCTTTTTTTCTTGCCATGTGTGTTGTCTCAGTCTTTAAATATAGTTGGGTCTGGATTAGCATATAGCATTTGTATTGCTAATGGCCAATTTTTAAACCCTCTTATGTCTTTTTTATCTTTAAGTACATTTTTTTCCTTAAAGAACTGAACAATACTTATCATTCCGACAAATTTTCCTGCTTTTTCGCCTGCTTTGAACATAAAATAAGAGTTTGCGGCTATAAACAGTATGCTAATTGTATAGATTTCCATAACTTTCCTCTAGTAAAAAAACTAGTGTAACAAAAAGTTATTTATTTGTCAAGAAAAATTATTTGCCTCTGCTGAAGTTTTTTCTTTGATTGTGAGGTATATCATTTTCTATAATGTCTTTCCAAACTGCTATAGTTTTGTCTAAACCTTCACTTAATTCTACTTTTGGAAACCATCCTAATCGTGTAGTGATTTTATGGTTTGTGCTGTTTAGTAAATAAATCTCACCTGGACGTTTTGGTTTTGTATTCCAATTTACATGGCCTGTCCAGTTTAATTTATCTGCAATTAATTTCACATAGTCTTTTATTTTAATTGCATTATCTGGTCCTATACAAAATATTTCGCCTGCACATTTATCAGGATTAGTTATAACAGTTTCCCATGCATCTAATAAATCATCAATGTAAATAAAGTTCCTGTATGGCTCGCCATAACCTAGATTAATCTCATCTGGATTTTTAAGCATTTGTGTTATAATTTGTTCTGTTACAAAGAAGTCGTTATCTTTTCTGCCGTATGCATTAGTTTGCCTAATAGCAGTAAACGGTAATCCTAAACTTCGGTGTGCATATTCTAAATATTTCTCACAGCCATATTTTGCAACGGCATACGGAGCATTTGGATTTGGTGGAGTGCTTTCATTGAATGCAATAATACCTTCTTCTTTGCCGTCTCTGATAATGTCACTGATTGGTTGCCAACCATATACTTCCATTGTACTTGCAAACACAAAGTTTTTCAAGTTTGGTAATTTAGCCGCTGTTTCAATTAAGTTTACAGTACCAGTATAATTGATGTCACTAAACGTAATTTGCTCATAGAAGCTCTGTTCTACTTCAGTTCTTGCCGCTAAATGTACAATTATTTCAGGATCAAATGTTGATATTTGCATAGCAACTTTGGCATGGTCCCTTAAATCTTCTGTTAAAAATCCTAACTCATGATTATCTTTTAGTCTTTCAACCATGTGTTGGCCTATAAATCCGTCTGCACCTGTTATAAATATTCTCATGTTATGTCCTCTTCTTTTGCAAATCCTGTAAGTTGCATTGTAAATCTAGGCTCGTAGCCTAAGTTAGCGACTGAATGAATTAAGTTAGGTCTTATAATCGTATAATCACCTTTCTTATAATCTAACCAACTTTCATCCTCTATTTCTATATAATGTCCCATTAATCTGTCTTGTAAAAATAAATTTACTCTAACAGGCACCATTCCATCTGTATCCATTTCTTCTCGTTCTGCTTTTTTACGCATTTTATATAACGTATCAACATGTGGAGCAATAAATCTTCCTGGCATCAGTTTATTTACTGTAACTATGCCATAGTGTAACCATTCATTAAAGTTTTCATATACGCCATGCACCCAACTTGGGCAATCATCTTCAAATACTTGCCATACCCAAGGTGCTTCATATGGGTAATCAGGTACTGCAACACCCATTTTATTCCAAAATCCACCACTGTAAACAGTATTAGTGTGCTCTGTAAATTTAAGTCTGTATAACATTTCTTCTGTTATATGACTTATATCAACATGTCCTTTATGCATTTTTTAATACAGTTATTTGTGCAGAGTAAAACGGTTGTTCTCCCATATTACCTGCTATGTGCCAATCGTCAACTCCAAACTTAACCCAATCACCTGCTTTCCATTTTGTAAAAGGCTGGTCGTGTACTTCATAATAGTGTCCACGTTTCCAATCTTCTAAAAATATTAAATATCGATGACTTACACCTGTACCGTCGTCATTATGTGCTTGTTTGAGTTTAAAATGTTTATCTACATGATGTGGAATAGTTTGTCCTGGTGGAATATTAATTACACTTACAACATGATGATCAAAGTCTTGTGGTATTTTTTTAGATAAGTCATGTACCCATTTTGGAGATTTTTCAAACATCTGCCATATACTACTGTTATGTTCTGTATAATATTGTTCTACGGCAGGTGTTTGTTGATAACATTGGAAGTAATCGTCAAAATTTAACTGACTCATTTGATCATGAGTAATTCCAAAGTTATCTATTTTTCCGTATTTAATCACAATAACTTTCTAGTGTACCTTTACGTCTAAGGTCTAGAGTAGCACAATGAATACCGCCAGACAGCGTCATAGAGTGCCTAAATGATACTGGTACACTATCTATACCATATTTGTCTAGTTCTCGCATTAGAGGCTCTTGTGCTGAGTCTAACACTACTGTACTCTCGTTTACACTTAGTAAGTTCATTCCAATATATGGTGAACATGGTGGCATATATCCTTGCTCTGCAAGTTTACTTCCTTGTACAACACAATCATCAAACCAAATCTTATCCCATTTTTTAAACATTTCTGGACAGTTGTCTGGTGTTACCCTGCTACTATTCATTAATACTAGTCCTGGTCTAAGTGGTACAATAGTGCTATCAAAATGTGCAAAACTATATAACTCACTGTAATGCATTTTATATCCCATTGGTTCAAGTAGTCTTTTTAACCACTTGTAACCTTTCATATTACCTGAATTACTTACTTGGTATAATAAATCTTTACCTACTCTCACAATGTTAGGTGCATCAAATATAATTTCATGATCTAACAAGGTAGGTTTGTCCTCAATGTCTTCAAATGTATATAATGAATCGTGTAAATTAGGTTTAGGTGCCTGTAACCATAATGCACCGTCGTCAAATGCTTCATACATTATGTCTTCGTATAATTTTGTTTCAAAGTATCTTGCTCTTACAGGAGTAGGAGTTTCAATAAGCATATCGCCTAATGGTAAAATTAAATCTCTAGGACACCAACTGTACCAACCTTTTGATTGCCAACCCTGGCCAATATCGTAATTTTTTTGTTCCCAATCAATAACTTTAGGTCTATGTACTTTAATATCCATTTTTTTAAGAGCGTCAGCAAGTCCATCTGCATCTTCGTTGGCTTCGTCAATTACCCATTGTGGGTAAGGCCCTTCTAGTTTTTCTACATCTTCTTTGTTAAAATTAGCATAACTAAAACTTCTTGCTGAAATGTCGGTTGCTATTCTGGAATGGTCTGCTCGACCTACAATAATTTCCTCTAAAGGGTCCCAATCATTGTGTGAATTAACTATCATACATCTGTCTCCTGTGTGTATTTTATGTGCTACTATTTATAGGATTGGCCTTAAAAACCCTGTAAATATCAGCAAGTTCCTTACATTCCCATTTAAATCTGTGATCGTTTACAAAGTCTTTGTCTGTTGCTATTACTAACTTTTGTTTTATGCCTGTTTTACTAAATGCATCTTCAGGTACATCATATCCATCATCTCCATAGTAACCAGTAAGACAGGGAGAACAATATACACCTTTTATTTCTTTATTTTGTAAAAGTGAGTGAAATCCTAATTCACGTTGAGCCATACAGGTGTAAAAACTTATACCTGCCAACAGTATGTTTTTATCTCTAAAAATGTCCTCTTGCTCATGCCAACTGTAGGCACTAATTTTATTTAAAGTCCCAGGAAACTTATGCCTGTTCTTAAAAATTAAGTCTGTGCAATTATCATTTGTTTCATATTTTGAACCGTAAGATGCATATACTATATTTTCTATGTTTGTAATGCGAATAATTTCGTGTAGGTAATCTGCTATAGTACTATAACGTTCATAATGATCGCTGTAATCATAAACAGATGGACTATGACTTGGAACACTTGCAAGGTCTATTAAAACAACTGTATCTAATTTTAACTCTGTAGCCATTCTGATACACATACCCTGTAATTGCCTGATACACCACGATTAAATTCTGCATGGCGGATATCATCACCAAGACCAAAAATTACAGTATCTGTCCAAACTAGATCCTGCTCCTGGCAAATATCCTGATATCTACTATTAAATTTTTGCCAATTATAGTCAGGACTAAAGTTTCGCATGTACTCTATGCCTAATGCCATACTATGATTGTTAGCCATCTTTACTTCATTAAGCATACTAACACCATCATCTACATACTGCTTAGTAAATCGTAT